AACCTTCAGCATCTTGGCGCGGGTACTACTGGTACGTTTCTTTTCGCAGCCTAATGTTTAATTAGGTAGGGGGAAACCCCTACCGCTTTTATAAAGGAGATTAAAATGGCAGGATCAGATCTAACCCCGGTCATTATTAGCGATGAAGTAGCTCTAGATGCAGATGGTATTTCAACAGCGACTTCTGTTGGCAACAACGCAGCTCTAGTAATTGGCGGTGCTTTAGCTGATGGTGGAAGCGTCACAAATGCCTCTGGAAGGCAAGTAACAATTTTATCAGCAGGAAATGACTCTTCAAAATCATTTACTGTGGTTGGCACCGATGTAAATGGTGATACCTTGACTGAGTCTGTCACGGGAGCTAACGCTGGAACAGCAACAAGCTCTGGTTATTTTAAAACAATTGCAAGCATAACGGCTGTAGGTAATCCAGCAGGAAACGTATCCGCGGGCATTAACAATAATGCTTTAGGCGTAATTTTTGCGGGTAGATGCCGGTTAAAAGGTTTTTCTTTTGTTTCTGGCGGCACCGCCGGAAAAGCTAATATTAGAAATACAGGTGGTACGGGTACTGAATTAATACAGTTTCGATCAATTGGAACAGACAGCACTTCGGAAGATCCTTTTATTCCGGACGAAGGGGTCTTGTTTACAGCGGGTTGTTATGTAACATTTATTGTAGCAACCATGGACTTAATGATGTTTTATCACGCATAGGAGTAAACTATGGCGACTGCTCAAGATGTAACGCGAACTCCTTCGGGAAGAATAAAATATCGTGGAGAATCTTTTGCTGGATTTAACAAACCAAAAAGAACGCCAAATGCTAACAAGAAGAGTGCCGTTCTTGCCAAGAAAGGTAAAGACATTAAATTGGTTCGTTTTGGCGATCCAAATATGTCAATTAAAAAAGATCAACCCGCGCGAAGGAAGAGCTTTCGGGCTCGGCATAAGTGCGATACCGCAAAAGACAAGTTCTCGGCTCGATATTGGTCGTGTAAAGCATGGTGATGGTATGAAAGCTTTAGATGTGTTAAAAGAATTAGAAAAGCACGAAGCAGAGTGTTTGTTAAGATATAAAAATATTGAAGAGAAACTTAACGATCAAAAAAGCACTCTAAAATTGTTAGACGTTAAAGTATGGGGCGTTGCTGTTTTAGTTTTAGTAACTCCCTTTGCAGCTAAATTATTGGGGTAAGCATGGCAGTATCTGGATCAAAGAACTTTGAATTAGACGTAGCGGATTACGTTGAAGAAGCTTTTGAACGTTGTGGTTTAGAAGTTAGAACGGGGTACGATCTAAAAACAGCAAAAAGATCTCTTAATTTAATGTTAGCTGAATGGGCTAACCGTGGATTAAATCAATGGACTATTACAGAAACGTCTATTGTTACGGCTACTGGCGTGACAGAGTACCCAGCCGGCCCCCTTATTATGGTGGTAGCTTCTGACGCAGGTTTTGAAGTTTCAGAGACATTAACCGGTGGAACTAGTGGCGCTACGGCTAAAATTACAAACATACCCTCTTCGTCTGTTAGCGATTTAGAAGCAAACACCTTGTCAATAACAATTCCTGTAGGAACGTTTGTTTCTGGAGAGGCACTGACAGGAGGCACTAGTGGAACATCTAGCACCTTATCGGCTGCCATTGATTTTTCTAATGCAGCGAGTACAATTGACGTATTGTCCGCGGTAATAACAAAAGATTCTACAGATTTAAGTATAGATCGCGTTAGTCGAGAAGCTTTTATTAACATTCCAAATAAAACTAATTCAGGAAGAATTACGCAGTATTTTTTAGACAGACAATTAACGCCTGTTTTAAAAGTTTGGCCAGCACCTAACAATGATACAGACATTATTAAATTTAACAGGCTCACTAGAATGGATGATGCCGACATCTACACTAATTCCTTAGATTTACCGTTTAGGTTTTACCCGTGTTTGGCCGCAGGTTTAGCATACTATATTGCCATGAAAAGGGCTCCAAACAGACTGCAAATGTTGAAATCAGTGTACGAAGAAGAGTTTGACAGAGCTGCTACAGAAGACAGAGACAGAGCTTCTTTTACAGTTGTACCCGCCGTTAATTATCTTAGGGGATCTTAATGGCTAAATTTGCAAGCGGAAAAAATGCTTACGCAATATCAGACCGATCCGGGTTTAGATACAAATACAGAGACATGCGGAAAGAATGGAACGGTTTATTTGTTGGAAAAGACGAATTTGAAACAAAACAACCCCAATTGGGTCCTTTTAGAACAGTGGTAGACCCTCAATCTCTTCAAAATGCTCGGCCTCCTCAAGATGTGGCGCAAGAAAGAGCAATTAATTGGGGATGGTTGCCAGTAGGTCAGGCATATAATTTTGGTTTAACGCCTAATCCCCTAGCTTCTACGGGATCCGTAGGCAGTGTAACGGTGGTAATAACATGAGCTATACATATTCTACTTTAAAATCAGCTATTCAAAACTATACAGATAGTACAGAAACTACTTTTGTTGCAAACTTAGATAATTTTATTCAAGCGGCGGAACAAAGAATATTAAACTCAATAGATTTGCAATATTTTCGTAAAAATGTAACAGGGACCGTTACAGCAAATAATCAATTTTTAGCCGTTCCCACCGATTATTTGGCTTCGTTTAGTTTATCTGTTATTAGTTCTTCTAACAAAGAATTTTTGTTAGAAAAAGACGTTAATTTTGTTCAATCAATTAACCCTAATTCAGCTACTACGGGTACTCCTAAATACTATGCATTTTTTGATATAAACAGCTTTATTTTAGCGCCCACACCTAGCGCCGATGCGGTTGCAGAACTTCATTATTTTTACAGACCAAATAGCTTAACTGCCGGTGGAGATTCAGGAACTACTTGGTTAAGCACTAATGCTCCAAATGCTATGCTATATGGCAGTTTAGTAGAAGCATATATCTATTTAAAAGGTGAACCCGATTTAATGAAACTTTATACAGATCGTTTTATGGAGTCTCTTGTACGATTAAAAGATTATGGAGAAGCAAGAGAAAATTCCGACGCTTACAGGCAAGGACTACCGACTAGGGAGAGGTCTTAATGAAGATAGCTATTGTTGGTCTTGGTGGTAGTTTTTCAGATTACATATCTGCTCGCATTAGGTCTGAAACATATGACGAAACATGGGGTATAAACTGTATTGGCGGGGTAATAGAGGTAGATAAAACTATTATGATGGACCCTGTTTCAAGGTTTTTAGACTCAGAAGATGCGGGTTCTCAAACAGGGTTGGCAAAAGAATTTTTGTTAAAGAATACTAAGCCTATTATTACTTGTGAACTAGATGACCGTGTTAAACACTTAGAAGAGTACCCTTTAGAAGAAGTAATAAAAGAATTAAACCTTTGTTATTTTAACAATACGGTTGCTTACGCAATTGCCTATGCAATCTGGTACAAAGCTACCGAGATATGTTTGTATGGCATTGATTATAACTACAAAAACGTCAGTATTGCAGAATCTGGACGGGCTTGCTGCGAATTTTGGTGCGCAATTGCTGTATCAAGGGGTATAAAGATAGAAGTTGCCCATACTTCCGGTTTATTAGACACTAATGTGCCGGATAATGAAAAATTATACGGTTATCATCGCTTAAAAGACCCTCTTGTTCAATCTTTTAGTGATAAAGGTCTTTTAATTACAAGGCAATCAGAGTGTTTGCCCCCAGAACCAATGGATGTAGACCCTGTTTTGATAGGTCGACATGATTTACACAAATTAAACGGAAAAGAACAACATGTTTAGCGTTAATAGCAATATTGCTGTCGGCCAAGTCGGCGTTGCAACTTCTGACAAGGGCGGATTGTCTAACGAACAAATTTCTGAACTAGCCACTAATAAAATAGTGTCTATTTCTGAAAATGCACCGGAACCTATAAAACAACAAGCATATATTTTTGCAGATAATGTTCGCAATGTTTTGCATTATTATATAGAGTTGGCTAAAAAAGAAGAACGTGCTACTATATGTCATCAGTTACGTGAGGCGGGTCACAAAGACTTAGCAGAAACTATAAGGAGAATGTAATGGCTATAACACAAGCAATGTGTACCTCGTTTAAAAAAGAACTTTTGACAGCTACGCATAATTTTGCAACAAATGGAAACGCTTTTAAACTGGCGCTTTACACAAGTTCAGCAACCATGGGTGCAACAACTACTGCGTATTCTACTGCTCAAGAAATTAGTAATACAGGTAGTTATGCAGCAGGGGGCGGAACTTTAACTAAAGTTGCTCCAGCTTCTAGTGGAACAACAGGGTTTACAGATTTTGCAGACCTTAGTTTTACCACAGCGACTATAACAGCGCGTGGTGCCTTGATATATAACGACACGAACGGTGACAAAGCTGTTTGCGCATTAGATTTTGGAGCCGATAAATCTTCTTCTTCTGGAACTTTTACAATTCAATTTCCCGCCGCAGACGCAAGTAATGCTATTATTAGAATAGCTTAATGGAGTAATTTATGCCGACGCAAACAGGTTGGGGACGCGGTACATGGGGGCAAGGAGCTTGGAGCGCTGTTCTTCCCGTTACAGTAACGGGCGTCGCAGCAACAGGTTCGGTAGGTAATGAATCCGTCGTTGCAAGCGCATTAGTCACTCCGACTGGTGTTGCAGCAACAGGCGCAATTGGAACTGTTCTTGCCGCGGGTGGAGCAGTTGTCACAGAAACAGGTCTAACGGGAACTATTGGTTTTGGCGACGAACAAGTTGTTGGAACCGCAGTAGTAAGCCCGACTGGTGTTGCAGCAACAGGTGCGATTGGCACTGAATCCGTCGTGGGCACAGTAGTAGTAAGCCCGACTGGCGTTTCTGCAACTGGAACAACTGGCAATGTTAGCATCCAAGAAGGCGTTAATGTTTACCCAACAGGCGTTACAGCAACTGGACAAATTGGTACAACAAACGTGTGGGGATTAATTATTCCTTCACAAACACCTAGTTGGAGTGGTATAACGGTTTCACAAACACCCGCATGGACGGATATAGCAGCATAAGGAATTAAAAATGGCAAGTACCTATGTAAATAACCTCAGACTAAACGAGATGGCTACTGGCGATGCGTCTGGTACTTGGGGTACAACAACAAACACAAATTTAGAAATAATAGGCCAAGCAGTTGCTTGGGGAACACGGGCAGTTGCAAATGCCTCGACAGATAATATTACAATTGCGGACGGTGCGTTAGACGCGGACAGGTGCCTTGGGTTAAAACTCACAGGCGGTGGTCAGGCGTGTACGATAACACTTCTGCCAAACACAAGTTCCAAAACTTGGTTTATGTATAACGCAACGGCTGCGGCTTTAACTTTTACCTGCGGTAGTGGAGCAAATGTTGTCATTCCAGCGGGACAGACCAAGGTTATTGCAACGGATGGTCTAGGTTCGGGTGGCGTGGTCCACGATTTACTTACAGCGGTTAACTTAGCTGGAGCCACAGTGGTTGATGATTTAACGGTTAGCGATGATCTAACTGTTACGGACGATATGACTGTTGGCGGAACGCTTGGTGTGACAGGTGCAGTTGCTCTAGCGGCAGACGTAACCTTTGCAAATGGTGCAGATATTATTACTGCTTCAGCAGGTACATCTAACTTCAGAGCAGGTGTCAACGCAGGTAACTCAATAGCATCTGGCGGTAACTACAACGTGGCTGTGGGTGACGAAGCTGGTACTGCGATTACGACTGGTGATAACAATGTAGCTTTGGGCTATGGTGCATTTAAAACATCAACAACAGGTTATAGCTCAGTTGTAGTTGGAACTAACGCAGGTGACGCAATTACAAGTGGTAATCAAAATACTTTAATAGGTTTTGATTCTGGTACAACACTAACAACAGGGTCTGATAATACAGCAGTAGGGGATAGAAGTTTTAAATTAGCAACTACTGCTGCAACAAGTGTTGCTATTGGTGGTACTGCTTTAGAAAACACAACTACTGCTGCTGATAACACAGCAGTTGGCTGGGGAAGTTTAAGAGCTAATACTACAGGGTCTAATAATACAGCAGTGGGAAGAAATGCAGGTCTATCAGTCACCACAGGCGCATCAAATACCCTCATCGGAGGTACAGCAGGAGATGCAATAACGACAGGTGGTACAAACGTAGCTGTCGGATTTACCGCATTAGGTACTGATACTGTAGGAAGTAAATCAGCGGCTGTTGGAGCGTATGCTTTAGCTACTCAGAATCCCAGCTCTGCCACAGATATGTATAATACAGGAATTGGTTATAATGCAGGGGGTGTAATAACCACAGGCGTTCATAATACTCTCCTTGGTGGTCTATCTGGTGATGCAATTACAACTGGAGATAGCAACACTTTTCTTGGCAAGGGGGCAGGTAGCTCAACCACTACCCCAGATAATAACACAGGAGTAGGCAGGGATGCTTTATTCACAAATACAACAGGGAGTCTAAACACTGCGGTGGGAACTTCGGCAATGTATTACAATACTTCTGGCGTAAACAACACAGCAGTTGGTAAAAGTGCTTTAGACGCTAACACTACAGCAAATAATAATACCGCAGTTGGTAACGCTTGTTTAGATGCTAATACAACAGGTGCTGGTAATTCATCATTAGGTGCAAGTTCTTTAGGAGCTAATACAACAGGATCAGAAAATGTAGCAGTTGGTATTGGTGCGTTAGTAGCAAACACTACAGCAAGCAACAACACAGGATTAGGTTCAAATGCTTTAGGCGCAAACACGACAGGTACAAACAATACTGCCGTTGGTCAAAATGCAGGTCTATCAGTAACCACAGGCGTTGAAAATATTCTTATCGGTAATCAGGCAGGTGATGCATTAATTGATGCAGATCATAATGTAGCAATAGGTTATGCTAGTTTAAGTGCAGATACATATGGTAGTCAAAGTACTGCTATAGGTCATTTTGCACTTCATGCTCAAAACTTTACT